CCATGAATTAGATCCGAGTTAAGCTCGACGTAACGGTCGCATTCTTCTGGCGAAGAGAATGCAACGAACGCAATCCAAACTGTCTTGAGCATGCTGTCTCCTAAGTTAGCAATGATAAGCATAGAAACAGTGCCGCGAAGAGCGACACTGCTGTGATGAAATCGAGTGGTGTTGGCATAACACCTCCTGTTGTAAACAAAGAAATAGGGCGACCGTTAAGCCGCCCTGATGGTTAACCCAAGATGCGCTTGAGTTCGTTGGCATCTCCAAGCCCATCTGATTTGTAAGTGCGCTTCGGCTTATGCGTCCAAACTTCGCCTTGTGTTACCTCGGTGTAAACATTCTTGTCTGCTTCGTGACGCTCTTGAAGCTCTGCTAACTCAGCCTCCATCTTGCGATAGAGTGAGATCTTCTTGCCGATGTTAATGTCAACAACTTCCTGTCCTGCTGATTCAGCAAGGGCTGCAAGCTCGTTCTTAGTTACTGACATTTGCTCTGACTTCCATTCGATAGAATTGAAGCTGGTGTAGCAAGCATCTCTGGCAATACTTATGCGAAGATATTCATTGTGGTCACCTTTATGATGGTTAATTACCGCTAGCTTGAGATCGAAAAGTGTAGGTGTAGCGTTCTTCTTAGTCATGTCTAGTTCTCCTGTGATGTGGTGCGAGGATTATCCCCGCACGGCGACTTGAAGCACGGAGCAGAAACGCCCAGAGGCGCTTGCAGTTCGCAATATCCGAGGAACGAGTGTTGTTGCGAACTGTTTCTGCCCGATGCTCAACAAAGACGGGCAGGGGATAACCGCAGCCTCCACTCACAGGGGAACGCCAGACATGCCTAAGACAGGACGATGCGCCTTAAGCTTTTCGTTCTCAGGCTGGCGGTCTTTTAGTAGGCATCATTTTTAGAAGGTGGACCGCAATGAATACGCATAAGTATGGTCAGAGATCTTGCTGCCAGCTTTGGTTTTATTGGATGGCAGTCTGAGCCAGTAACTAAGGACGGGCTTGTAGCCGAATCAGCAAGGCAGGGAGATGTTGCCATCGGCAAGTCACTCTATGCAAGATGGTGAGTTAGCCCTTCAAGTGCTCACGGAGTAGACTGTTTGCAGCGGGGTGACGCAAGGCTGGGCGCATCAGCAGGAGTGTGCTTGCACGTCAGATGCGAGGAGATGCCTATGAACTAGCGTGTCTTGGCGTCACCATCTAGGGCGCTTAGCGGTTGTGCTATTTATGGTGTCAACTGGAATAATCAGGTGTGACGTAGGGTAATTAGTATAGTTACGTAACGTCACTATTGACAAGCACTGTAGGAATAGTGTCGTAATGGGGGGAGAGAGGGAGAGGGGGGCTAGTGAATGAGATATAAGCCCTAATGTTTAAACAATCCTTCTTAATGATAGCTTACTGCATCTAGCAAACACAGAGGACAGCAGTTAGCTATATGTTAGTCACTGCTGAGAAGAAGGATTGATATGGTTCCTGCTAAGAAGTTAACTGATAGACAGGCTGCGCTGGTGGATATAATGGTATCAAAAGGGCTGCCTGCAGCTAAAGCTGCTATTGAAGCTGGGTACGCTGAAGGCAAGTCTGGATACGTCTCAGCTTACAAAGCACTCAAGACAGCCCATGTGCAGCAGTACATGATGCAGCGGATGAATGAGGAGTTTGGACTTAGTGCTACCGTAGCTGTTAACACAGTGCGTAGGCTGTCTCAGAACGCTAAGTCTGAGTATGTTCAGCTTGAAGCTAGCAAGGATTTACTAGACAGGGCTGGCTACAAGCCTATAGATAGAAGCCAAGTACAGGTGGCTGGTGACATCAAGGTGAGCATAGATCTAGGGTAATTCGTTGCTGGCTATGGTGTGGCAGTGGGGGTAGGGGAAAAAGTTAGCTAGTCAGTTACTGTAATAGTCCCTCTCTCACATTATTAGCCCTAAAGGTTTGTGCATTGTCAGTTATATTTTTTTTAGTGTAGGGGTATTTTATGAGTAGGTATAAGAGAGAGCCTGAGGCGCAGCCGCCTAGAGCGGATACGAGTGTTGCAAAGGCTGCATTGAAGAGTGTTGGGCATGCGAAAAGAGCACAAGAGTAAGACTGGTGGATTGACTGCTGCGGGTCGTGCTTATTTCAAGCGGACTGAGGGCGCTAATTTAAAGCGTCAATTAAAGAGTGGTACGAATCCAAGGCGTGTTTCTTTTGCTGCTCGGTTTGCTGGTATGAAGGGCCCGATGAAAGATGAGAAGGGTCGCCCTACTAGAAAGGCGTTGGCCTTAAAGAAGTGGGGCTTTGGTTCTGTTGAGGCGGCTCGTAACTTTGCAAGGAGGCATAGGCAAAGCTGATGTGTTTTGGTAGTAGAGGCAAGAGTGCCGAACAGATGTATCAAGAGAAGAAGCCTGAAGATCAGCCGCTTCCTTCTTTGAGTATGAAGCCTATTGATCGCCCTGAGCAGGAGTTAGCGGATGTTCCGTATCGTCGGAAGGGCATGAAGCGCAGAAGTTTATTAGGAGGTTATTGATGCCACAGGGAAAAGGAACTTACGGATCTAAGGTTGGTCGCCCTCCCAAGCAGAAGCCAAGTGGAAAGAAGAAATAGTGGCTGAAACTGTAGAGCAGCGCTATGACCGTCTTTCCAAGGAGATGGCTAAGTTTGAGGAAATGGTTCCTGACGTTGCTCGAGACGAACCTGATGCCTCTACGTCTGACAAGATGAAGCGTAGATATGTTAATAAGACACGCAAGGCTGTAGAGTATTTTCGCGACAGGCATCCTAAGTATAAGAGTTTATTAAAGCAGCTTGAGTCTATTGAGGCCAAGTGGGATAAAGAAGGGAAGCATATGTAATGGCTGTTAATGCTGCTGGTAATTACACTAAGCCTAAAATGCGGAAGTCTTTATTTAACAGAATAAAGGCTGCTAATGTTCAAGGTACTGCTGCTGGCAAGTGGTCGGCACGTAAGGCGCAACTCTTAGCAAAGCGGTACAAGGCCGCTGGTGGAGGATATAGATAATGGCTTCATTGTTTGAAAAATTTAAAGAGCTCGACAAGAAATCAAATGATCTTCGCAAGCTTGCGGCAAAACACGAGGATCGGTTAAGCCCAAAGGTTGTTAATAAAGTTGCTACTCGCTCACAGGTTATAATGATGGAGGCTGATAATATTCGCAGACTTCTTCGTGGGCCAAGTAAAAAGAAAGAAGATCGTCAAAAGGTCAAAGAAAAAATAGAAAATCAAGAGAATCGTAAAAAGGTCATAGAAGAAAAGCAAGCTGCTAAAGCTGAAAAAAAAGAAAACGCAAAGACAAAGCTTAAGTCTCTTTCTTTACGTGGGAAAAGTGGCGGTGCTGGCGGCAGAATGATGATGCCTCAAGAATATTCTAAGCGTTCTTTGTATAAACCTAAGACGAACTAATGAAGGCTCCTCAGAAGTCATTACTTAACTGGGGTAAGCAGAAGTGGCGCACCAAGTCTGGCAAGAAGTCTAGTGAGACAGGTGAGCGTTATCTTCCTAGTAAGGCTATCGCTGCTCTTAGTAGTTCTGAATATGCAGCTACAACCGCAGCTAAACGAAAGGGTAAGGCAGCAGGTAAGCAGCATGTGGCTCAACCGAAAGCTATTGCCAAGAAAGTAAGGAAGTACAGAACATAATGGCTTGGTACACAGCAAACGATAATAAGATTTACACAGGTCCGACTCACACATTGGGCGGTACAACTTACTCAGGGGCTACTCGAACTCCTTCTTCGCGGCGACTTGTTGAAGGGCCAGACCCAAAGCCAGCCCCAAAAAAGAAAGCCGCTAAGAAGTGAGCTTTATAAGCACGATTAAACAGGAAGACTTAAATCTTTTGCGCAATATTGTGCGCAAGGTTCATCTTGCCTACGTTGTGGAGAAGTTTGGTGAAAGCAGCCACTTGGTTAGTGACTCTGCTTGCGATAAGCTGATTGAAAGCATTGCGCCTGAAGTAGTGGAAGAGATGATCCGCTTTGGAGTCAACAAAGGTTATAGATGATTAACTTTAAGTACAAACCCGATGGCGATGTACTCAAGACCTTTATGAAAGATGACACCTTCTTTCGTGGCGTAAGAGGTCCAGTTGGTTCTGGTAAATCTGTTGGCTGTTGTGTTGAAGTGTTTCGCCGCGCTATTCAACAGAAGAAAGGGCCAGACGGAATACGCAAAAGCCGCTGGGCTATTATTCGTAATACCAATCCACAGCTTAGAACTACTACTATCAAGACTTGGCTAGACTGGTTTCCGGAATCAGACTGGGGCAAGTTTACTTGGTCAGTGCCATACACCCACCGCATTCAAAAGGGAGACATAGATCTTGAGGTTCTTTTCTTGGCTCTTGATAGGCCCGAAGACGTTAAGAAGCTTCTTTCTTTGGAGCTTACGGGGATCTGGATCAACGAAGCTAGAGAGATTCCTAAGAGTATTATCGATGCCTGTACGATGCGTGTTGGCCGGTTTCCTTCTATGCGTGATGGTGGGCCTTCTTGGACTGGCGTTATTGCCGATACAAACGCCCCTGAGGAAGATCACTGGTGGCCGATTATGTCTGGC